TTTTTATTACTGTTGTGTAAAGTAAATCAAACTCTTTTTTTGATAATGAGATGTTGTCGATTTCTTTTAAATCTCCCATTATGTTTAAAGATATTATCTCAGCGTTGTTAAATGCTTTTATTTTCATTGTGTTTTTTTCCATGTTTTTAATTTTAATTTATAACAATATTACGATAATTATTGCACCTGACAAAACAAATATTAATTTATTTTTATATACCTTTGCAAAAATTCCCAATCACAAAAAGGCATAAAAAAACCCCATTGAATTAACAAAGGGGTATTAAATTTATGTATTGAATTTATCAAAATGGGTATCTGTAATCTACATGTTCCTCATCATATTTTTCTGGATTTTCCAATCTAATTTCCTCGATTTCTTGGTCAATGAATGCTTCGATTCTGCAACACAATTCATTTGTGTCGTCATCATCTAACAATTCAAATTTTTCAAGATATTCTGACAATCTCCAATAATAACCTTTTTTGTTATGTACATCATTACCAATGTCTGATAATGTTATTTCTCTACTCATATTTTAATTGTTTTAAATTGTTTAATAATTTGTATTGTGGACTAGAAGTTTCAGGGCAACCAGAAAGCACTTTTAACACAATTTTTTTAATGTCATCAGCCGTGTTTTCTGTCTCTATTTCTTCATCAGTCAAATTAGCTTGTCTTTCCTCTTCTGCCAATCTTTTCTCTCTTTCTAATTCCTCTTGATATTCTCTTTCCTCTCTTTTCATTTGCTCATCATTATCGTCCCAACGCTTTAAAGCGTCCCTTATCTCATCACTCATGTGATAGATTTCTTCGCAACAATTTAGAATAATTTCTAAACCCTCGCGTTCATTATCGCTCATGTCAACAGACATTTGCCCGTTCTCGATTGCTTCTTGACAATCGATTAAGTCACCCGAAGTATTTTCGAATCGACAATAACTTAAATTTCCCATAATTTTATTGTTTTTATATTATGTTTTCAATACTACAAAACGCAACTGACATACACAAGTATTTTAACAATTATTTTTTTTATGGTCATTTTTCTACCTCTGGAAAATTGCCGTATTTCTACTTTCACAAAGTTTTGATAGTAGTATATTACAGAGCATAGAAAGTCGCTCTATCAAGCTAAAAAGGGCCTTATTTGGCATGTGGGAATATTACGAAAATGTACAATATTAAATTATAAAAATGAACCATAACTTATATTATGTTAAATTATAAAACAGGCACAAAAAAAAAGAGGGTCTTGATTGACCCCCTTAATTTATTGTTAATGACTTGTTTTAACTAATTTAAAAATAAGGCACATCTTTAGCATTTTTAATTATCTCGTCTCGTAATTTAAAAATACGCTCTGGTATATCTTTCCCTTCTTTTGTATCATATACGCAACCATCTGAAAAGATTCGGTATCTATTCTCAATTAGTAAACTGTCATCCGATTTAAAATTTGTTATCCATGTTATTTTTTCCATAGTTTTTATTATTTAGATTTATTTATTCTGTGTTTTATTTCTCTCTCCATGTCATCACGAAATTTGTCAATTCTCATTTTTAATTTTCGTTCCTCTCTCTTTTTTCTAATATTGTGCATTATGTTTTTTTCTATTCTGTGCATTATAATTCTTTATTTAATTTTTTATGTTCAATAAATGCAAAGAGCATTTCACTTGCCACCTTCATGTCTTTGCGTAATTTCTCGCTATCATTTACCATTGCAACAGGACACCAAGATTTAAATTTTAAATCCTCTGCCCTTTCTCTTATTTTTTCAAGTGAAGTATTTTCTAAATAAGATATTGTGTCTGAGCTTAATTTTACACCTTTGTATGTTGTGAACTTTTTTTCTATTCTATACCTTTTCATTAAATTCAGGATTAGGTTTGTTAGCATCTTTGCCATCAGTTAATATTTGTTGCATTACTTTATCAATCAATCTTGTATATAATTGCTGATTTGTGTCATTAAATAATGAGGGTTGTGCGTAATGATGGTAGCTTTTAAGAAAGAACTCTAATTTTTTTACTTCATCTTTGGCATTTGAGTAGTATTTTAAAAAGTCAATCATTCTTTGATAATACTCAGTAATTACAACTTCCTCCTCATAAATACCATCATTATCAAAAATAACCCCTTGAACATTACAATTACCATTGTTAAAGTAGTCATAATTCAATCGAGATATTACTCTTAAAAGTTCGCCTTGAATAGTGGGTGCATCTCCACAATTAGGAACGAGATATTTATAAAGTTCGTCAAACTCGGTTTGATAAACGCCCTCATCATTCCAATATGTTTTACCAATCGGTGTGAATTCTGTATATGTTTTTTCTTTTGTTTTCATATTAATAGTTTTTTAAATTATGTTTTTTTCTATTCTATGCCTTTTCATCAATAGCTTTTGGGAATTTAGTTTTCTTTACTAATTGTAAAAGTTTTTTTACATCTGATGGATTGTTTCTGTTGAACTTATCAGCATTCTTTTTATCCTTAAAGATTGCAGATACCATTTTGTTTCCATCACGAATCATAATGATAATACCTTTTTTACTAAAGTATCTTTCTGTTTCTACTTTTGTTTTCATATTAATAGTTTTTAAATTTAGCACAATATACGATTTATTTTGCAACTGACAAATAATTATTTTTTTATTATATTTATAGGTTGGATTATGCACAAAAAAAACCCCTGTTAAATTCATGTATTAAATTCACAGATAAGTGTATTAAATTTACACTTGAACTTCACATTTATACATCAAAGGTAACAGGGGAATAAAAACAACTCACATAAATATTTTAATGTAGGGCGGACAGGACTGGAATGTTAGAGATGCACATTGGACTTACACTCTTTTATCTGTTTATCCTGTCTTTCTGGTCTTACCAATTTAGTGCCTTCCAAACTTAGACCCTACATTATTTTTCTTTACTTACCATAGGTTTAAATTTAAATCCATCCTCTTGTATATTAATTTGTATTTCTGCGCCATTTGGACAACAAGGAACTTCCATGTCTAAATCATAACAAGTTTTATCATGGGGATTCCAAATGAACAACCTACTTTGTGCCATATTAATTAGGTGCATAAAATCCTCGTTTGATAATGTATTGTACAATTCACATAAAGCTTCATGTCTTGTTTTGCCCTCAAACCTTATTTTATCTATTACATTTTTACTTTCTTTTGTTTTCATAATTATTATATTAAATTCATATATTCTATATCTCTGTTTCTGCTATATTGTTTAATAGTCCATTCAACACTTCTATTGGTATTGAATTTCTTGATATAAGGAAATGTATCTTTTTCCTTAATAATAAAAATATAACAATACTCATCTTTTAGATTGCCTGTACTCACTCTCTAAGTTTTTATGGTAAACATCAATTTTAGCTTCCAACTCTTTTATCCTGTTTTCATATTCAATGTTCTTTGTTGTTGCATTGTTTAACAACTGCCTTAGGTGTGTAATTTCTATTCTTATTAAATCTGATTGTCCTGTCATTCCTTAATTTTTATTTTATCTTGTAAAAAACTTATAGTGTCCATAATGAACATATCTTTTTGTCTGTGATTATCCATTTTTGATGGAACACAAATCCAATAGTTTGTTGTCTTAGAGGTAAAAAACTTTCTAATCATCTCCCCTATTTGTCTCATTGGTCTCATTTTTTCTTTGTTTTATTGTTTATTATATTTCTGACAATTCAAGTTTTTTAAATTTAAACCTTAAACTTCCAGCAAATTCTGAGCAACCTCCCTCCCTTCCATCATATTTGACTGTATGAAAAAAATACCAATTTCTAATTTCATTAATTTGATATTTCTCTGATTTAGTTTCAGGAATTAATTTATATCCTGTTATATTTTTGTTTTCGTCTTTTATTAATTCTATTTTCATTTTTTCTTTGTTTTATTGTTTATTAATTCTATGTTTTTTTTCATTATCCAATCAAAATCAGAACTATGAAAGTATCTGTTCTTGTCGTAATGTTCTATTGTTTTCTTAATTTGTTTTTTCATATTTTAAATTTTCTTTATGTTAATGTATGCTTCAGCTATTTTTTGCCATTCTTTATTTGTAAATGGTTCATAAGAACCATAATTTATATCCATTAAAAACATATTCAAACGCCTTTCAAATGGGTAGTTTAACCAATCTTCTGTTTGATATTTGCTTTTAATAAATTCTGTTACAATAGTATTGACATTGATTTTATATTCTTGGTCAATCTTATTGTTTTTCCAAAATGTTATTTCCATAATAATTGTTTTTAAATTATACTTTGTTTTCGATATTTCAATGAACTGCATTCAATATAGTAATAAATATTCCAACTGACAAATAATGTTAGTTATTTAACAAAATTTATGTTTTTTGTTATAAATATAACATTCTGTTATTTTACAAAATAACTTCCGTGTGGTACAGAACGAGTAAGTAAATATTGAATTGCATATCTGGAGGAGTCGCACAAATGGTTGTTGGAATCGTGTGGAATAGAGCCAGATAGTTTCCATGAGTAATTATTAAATTCACGGATTAAATTTATACTACTACTATCAACAATCATTTGGTGGTCTTGCATTAAACTAATTCCTGTTAATATGCTTCCTTTTCTTTTTATTGTTGGCACAACATTTAACCCTTTTGATTTTAATTCAGATATTAGTCTTGGCTCAGAATTATCACATACTATTAAATTCTTACCAGCGTATCGAATTGATAAATCATATATTTGACTTGTTGTTAATCCTGTTTTATAAAAATGTTCTTTTAACCAAATAATTTTTCTAACTTTATCAATCGCAACTTCAACTAAAGCTGAGGGGTCAACACTAAAACCAAAATCTAAACCATATATTGAATCTATTTGGGTATTGAATTTACCTATATTCCAATGAGTAAATATAACTCCTTCTGCTCTTTGTAACCAACCACCCATAATCTGATGTTTATATTTCTCTGGCCTTCTTATTTTCATATCATCAATCTGTTTAACAAAAGATTTAGAAAGGTGTGTTAAATTGTCTAAGTATGTTGTATGTATGTATGTTATATTATTCTTAGTTCCATTAAAACCATCTGGAATTCCTCTGTTCTGAAAAAACCTTTGATATATCCAGTTCTCTTTTGTAGTGGGGTTTAGAATTAATATACATCTGTTTGTTACATTCTTTGCTCTAATACTAAAATCAATTTTATCAAAGCTTTCCTCATCAGTTAACTCCTCTGCTTCGTCTAATACAAATGTAGATACACCTTGTATAGATTTTAGTTTTGCAGTTTGGTCTCCACTACTTGTTCTGATACCACTAAAGTATATTGAACTGCCTGTTAAATTATTAATGATTTCTGTTTTAGTTATTGTGAATTGCTCTCCTATTCCCATAAGTTCAATCTTTTCTATAAACTCTGGTATAATAGACATACCTGCTGAAGTCATTGTAAATCGAGTAAACAATATTCTATGTCCAGCTTCGTATGTTAATAATACTAAAAAGGTATTAACTGCAAATGATTTACCACTTCCACGACCACCTGTAATTACAAAGTATCTATCCTTTGAATTGAATAGAGTTTGGTATTTATTGTTTAGGTTTAGGTTTTTCATCTACTTCGTTATGTTCAATATCAATAGTAGTGTCTTTATCTAAGAAGTTTATTACAGGAATATTAACTTCTGTTTTAACATCAAGTTCTTTGCTTTCTTTTGGTTTACCATACTTATATTCCCAAAGTAATCTCATATGAGGGAAACTTTCTTTTGCCATCTTACCAAGTTCTAACCAAGCTTTCTCCTCACTTCCAAATACTTTTTTCATTGATTGTAAAGCAAAGCTACTTATCTTTTTTTCTTGTGCCTTAGGTTTTCGGCCCTGACCTCTTGATATACCTTTTATAGCACCATTATTTCTACGACCATCTTTTTTCTTTATTTCGTCCATAAACCTTTACTTACTAATTGTGCTATAATAGAATAGTTACCTAAGTCCATAAAACTATCTACAAGTGATTCGTTGTTAGCTTTTCTTTTTTTCATAATTAGATTTTTCCATCTGCTTATTTTATCATTCATTCTAAACCATAATCCTGTTAATGCAAAAACTTTACCTTCTTCAGTTTCTAAGTTTGCACCTGTGCTTATATTACTACTACCATAATCTAATTGCTTTTTACAGAACAATTCAAACTGTTCAAGCATAATAGATTCATAATTGTCATATAAATTTGGCTGTTCTTTTTGTAGTAGTTTTCTGTACTTGTTTTCCATTTTTAATTTCATAAATTAATATTTCTAATCTTTGTATCTCTTTTAACAAATTTAACATATCTGCATGTTTTAAGTGTACTCTACCATGATATTTACCATTAGCAACATAACAGCTATTAGTTATAATAAACTGGCATAAACTTTTTTTATAGTTTTCGTAATACTCTATGTCTCTTTCTTTTTGTTTTAAATTCTTAGACATAATTAAAAACTCATCTTTACTTATCTTAACACCATTGCAATATATATATATACTGCTTGTAGGTTGTTTTTTTAGCTTCATTATAATATTGTATGACGACTATGTACGCCACCTATTGTTATAGTTTTTTTATAATCGTTTATAGCTCTCATAATTCCACTACAACACTCATAATGTTCTTCATGTTCATAATATTGTAAAACAAAATAAACATCTGATAAAGTAGATATATTTGTTTCTAAGCAAAGCATAGTATCTCTATAACATTCTTTTTCTTCTAAATATAATTCATTCATTACAAAGTATCTTCTATTAAATAATCATTTAGGTCAAATTCATTTTTAATAAAAGTTTCATATACTTTGATTGCTTGTTCTACTTTTTGTTCTCCCCTGTAATAAAAGTCTTGACTTATATCATATATGCCAATCTCATTTGTAGGGCTTTTATCTATTACAACAAATCTGTAATCTTTATATGTTTTGCCAAATAAATTACAATAAATGTACGCTTGGCTATCATAATTATACATATAAGCACTATGCTTAAATTTATGTATGTTTGCCGTACTTTTTAAATCTACCAAACATTCTCCTAATATATCTGCCTTACCTCTAAATGGATGATTTAAAACATTATTTATTTCTGGCACTTCAAACTCTGCGTTCAATATAAAATCTGATGCTTCTTTACAATTATAAAATCTATCTCTTAATCTTAGAGCATTGTCTCTTTCTTTGATAGTAAATACATCCCACCTTTCCTGTTTAGCTAATTTATATTCTTTATTATTTTTTGTAGCAACATCTAAAAATAAACACTCATTAAATTTATCTTGCTCTAGTATAGAAGCATGAAATAAATAACCTTCTGATAATGCAGTCGATTCTGTAGGCAAATCAAAACTCATGAGATACTCTCTTGGTGATTTAAGAAGTTTAGATACTGAACTACTTGATAAACAAGCTTTTGCCAAGTAACCATAATAAAATTTATCTTCTCTAGCTTTCTCAATTAGTTCTTGTCTGTTCCAAAACTCACCATCTAATGTTGTTATAAAATCTTTCATATTAATTACAGTTTATATTATATTGTGTACTTCTTAATGCTTCCCAACAACCACCAACTACTTGATATGTTATAATCTCATTGTAGCTACCATTGTAACATACATAAATGTATTTTACCCAACCATCACTATACTCAACATGATAGGGCTCTGAATAAGGGGGTGAAGGATAATGACTAAGGTCGCAGTTATCTTCGCAACCAAACAGAAGTATAGCCATCAATAGCTTAAAAAGTGTTTTCATTGTTCTTTGTTCAGAACAAATATATAAAATTATTTTATATATCTACTAAATCTCTTTCTCCAAATGTCATTTGCAACTGCATATCTTTGTTTGTTATCTGGATATTCAGAAATCATTTTTGCATTGTTCATGAATCTATTTAGAAAAGAATCCTTAGTTTCATATTGTTTTGGTTTTATAAGTGGCATATTTAAAATTTACATTTTTCACAATTCCATTTCCTACCTAAAGCATTTATATAAGTTACAAAACTAACTTTGTCATTATAATAAATCCATTTTTTATCATAATAAACACCAGTAACCCAACATTCCTCTAAGGGTATGTTTGTATCATCTGAATTAAATTCATGCTCAACTTTAAGAACAAGAGATTTACCTGTATGCCAAGAATCGCAAATTCTCTCTAACAATAATCTTTGCCCTGTAGGTATTGAATTAAATTTATATTTAACCTCAATTAAAATTAATATCTCGTTGTCAAACTCTAAAACAGCATCAATGTCTGATGGGTGCATGTTTCCGTTTTGTACACCAGTAAAATCAATAACTTGTTTTACTTTATTTCTGTTTCTAATTAAGCTGACTTTTTCTGTCATTAATTTTCTTTTAAGTATTCTAAATATACCCTTTGCAATTTATCATGTAGTTCATTTTTAAAACAACTGCCACAACTTGTAGGTTGCATATTATCTTTAAATACTCTATTATAAATAACTAATAATTCTTTTTGTGTTTCTGAGGTTACTACATTCTTAACATTTTTAAAGTAATTGTCTAAATAATTAAATTCATCTTCATTAAGACATTCTGGTTTGTTATACGGAAACAAACGATTCAGTACATCTCTGCGTTTATCACAGCCACAGTCTTCACCTAATATAAACTTAGCTACTTTGTCAACTCCAGTCTTTTTAAATACCTTTTCAACAGTATCTCCTAAACCTCTAGCTTTTGTATTTTTTGTATTCTTCTTTTGTGTTTTGTCTAATTTTTTCTTTTGCATTTGTTAATGTATTAAATATTGAACTTAAACTTATCTTTGTCTCCTTGCTTAAATCTCTCATGCTCATGCCACTATCAAAATATAACTTAGTTAGTTTTTTGTCGTACCAGTACCAACTATCAATAGTTTGTTCTATTTTTTCATGTAGCTTATCTAAACTCTTTTTTTTAGATACAGTTTGCATATATGATTCATAATCCTCAAAATAATTATTATAAACTTTCTTTATTGAATTGTCATCCATTTCTGTAAATAAAAATATTTTTTTAGTTTTTATACTCTTGCCATACTTGGCAAAATTACTATAGTATAAGTTTCTTAATGTTATGTATATGTAAAAAGTATTGACTTCTGTTTTATTGTACATAATCTTTTTTATGTCTTTTGTATAATCATAAATTCTAATATACATTTCTTGTACTATTTCGTTTGCATCATCATTTGACAAACCAAAGCTTTTTGCCATGTTAAACCAATCTTGGTGTTTGTTGGATAGTATGTCAAGTATCTCACAATTCACAAAGCAATATCTCTTTAATTTGTTCAACAGAATTACAAACAAAGTATGAGCCCTTCCAATTAGATTGAAATTGTAATTCATCTTTAGTAAGTCTCTGTTGAGATAATGTTTTGCTACCATCTTTGATTTCTATTAAATAATTGTTTCCATTGTAACCAACAATAATATCTGGTGCACCTTTGCCAAGTTGATGAGTATGTAATATACTACAACCTATCTTCCTTAGTTCAGAAACTATTTTTTTTTGGTTACTATCTACTCTTGCTTTAAGTCGCACCTATATTTATCTATTTCAACAAAAGGGGTTTGATTGTTAAAATAATATCGGCTTGACTTCCTGTCGTATGTTATACCAGCTATCTCTTGTGGATAACCAACTAATTTTTGTTTTTTTATCTTTTGACTGCCAAATATAACTCTAGTATCGCTAAAGTCAACAGCTCTATTTGGTCTCCATATAAATAGACAATTATCGCATTTATCAGCAAAAGTACCACCACCTTTAATTCTATTTACATCTGGTTTATAATATCTGTTGTTGTCATCTTTTTGTGGTGTAACTTGGTGTGCAACTAAATGTACAGAAATTTTATTCTCTACTGCAAACCTTTTTAGTTCACTCATAAAACGAGATATATATAAATCTTCTCTTTCACCTTTTTGCATCCTGTGTTGGATAGTGTTGTAAGGGTCTATTATCAAAGAACGAATACCTTTTGTCTTAACTAAAAATTTAGCTCTGTCAAAGATATCGTCTAATTTATAACTTTTTTTTGGATATATAACAAAGAAGTGTTTTTTCATAAACTCTAAACCTTCCTTAAAATCTTTCTCAGTCATATAGTTATTGGCATAAAAAGGGTCTGCGCTTTTGCCAATATATGATTCTATTAAATCACTATAGAAATCATTTATAGGCATATTCTCTGGGCTAAATACACCAAACTTCCAACCATCATGAAAAGCTTTTAGTAAAGCTAATTGTCCTAGAAACATACTCTTGCCTTCGTTTTGATAACCAGTCCAAATATTTACTTCTCCTATTCTCCAAGTCCAAGCATTATCTATTGAATCTATGTGAGTCGTAGTACCCCTTTCTTGACCGTTCCTATAACCATCAATCATACTATCGTATATATCGTCAATAGAAAATATACCCTCTAACTTAGGGTCATGAGCATCTCTTACTCTTTGCTTTAATGATTCTATGCCTTCTTTTAATAAAACCTCATTTGCATCTTTATATGGTTTTAAACTTACTATCTTACATTTTTCTGCGCCAAATCTTCTAACTAATTCATCTTCTAAATATCTGCCATTGTCATCATTATCTGTTGCAATATAAACTCTTTCGGCCTGTTCAAATACTTCGTAACAATTAGATATACATTCTAATTTTTTATCTAAGTTTTTATCTTTTATATTTGGTGCACCCATGTTTACAGAAGTATGCCAAGTAATACCAGCTACTTCCCAACTTAACGAATCCATTTCTCCTTCGCATATAATTATTAGCTTTTCGTTTTTTACTCTATCGTAATTATATATAATTGGCAAACTATCTTTACTTTGTGTAAATGTTTTTTTTACTAAACCTCTAGTTTTATAGTTTATCAGTTCATTGTCTTTGAAATATGGAAATACAATACTATTGCCATCTTTTGTACTTATAATTTTGTTTGCCTGTATTACATCTTTTGTTATACCTCGTTTATGTAAAAACTCTAAACCTTTGTTGTTTATCTTTTGTAGATTATTTTTCTGTGGTTTTGTATATTGTTTTGTAGGCATAAAATTATCTTTTGGTTTTACACATCCTTTCCAACTACATTTATGGCAATTAAAAAGACCTGTATCTAAGTTAATACTTAGACACAAATCTTTATAATGTTTTTTGCCAATTTTGTAACAATTAGGGCAAATGACCTTTTGTTGTGTTCTATTACCCTTAGGATATATAGATATATTTTTGAATTCTTGTATCATTGTTTACACTATGTATTATAATACACTATGTATTATATATATATATTATATATTACACTATGTATTACAAGGAACTGACAAGCTTGACATCTGGACTTACATAAATCTTTCTTTCTTTACCACCATTGCCTACACTTTTAGTTACTCTTTTTATATATTCTTTGTCTTCTAATTTGTTTAGTACCCTGTATAAAGTTCTATCGTTCATTTTTAATGCGCCACAAATAGATTTATTTGAAGCATAGCAAAAACCTTTTTTTCTGGTTAAACCTTCAATATAAGATAAAACAACAGTTTCTGGTATTGTTAAATTAGTATTCATAAAATTTAAATTAATATTTAAGTATTTGTTATTCATAGTTTTAAAACCACAAACACCCAGTCAAATTGTAAAAAGCTATTATTATGAAACCATGTAATAACTGGGTGCTTATGATTGTTTATTTAGAATGGTAAATCGGTTTCTGGTTTACTCTCTGTTTTTTGCTCTGGCACATACTCATCAATCCAAACTGTGTGAGTTTTACCATATTGGTCAACTTCTTTTTTCTTGCCAATACTAAGTTTTAAAAACTTCCTTCCATTATACTCAATCCAAGAATCTTTTGTCTTGTCTTCAGCTATTGTAAAATTTATTAAATCGTAGTTCTTTACTTGTCTTCCAGAACCTACATACTTTTTTTCGTTCATATATTTAACTTGTTAATAATTTTTCGACTTCTTTACTTACTTTGTATTTTTTTCTGACATCAGCTATTGTTATTCTATTTTCTTTTACAGCTTTTTTTGCATTGTCAAAATACTTGCCTGTTTTTGGCAACCACTCTTTTTCAGCATCTAGCGTTTGAGTAGTTGTTTGCGTCCAATTAGAGCCTGTTTTCGTGCTCTTAGAGTGATTATTAGTTGCATCAGCATCCTTAGTGTCATCTATCAAAAATAAGCCGTTTAAAGCGTACTTTCTAGCATAACTAGATGATGCACCAAAACATTGAGCTATGTCCATACCCTTTTTACTAGGGTCAATACCAGCTTGTGCAGTAACACTTATAGTATCTGTGCCATCACTTATAGTAACAGTAGCCACAACATATAAAGGGTCATTGTTAATAAAATCAGATATTGTCAACAATAAACCTTCTTTTTTTAGTAGTGGTTTTACTGCTTCTAAAATGTCTTCACAACTTCTATAATTGTAATTACCAAAACTGTTCCTTTGATTTTTAGGTGCTTTCAAACTCGTTTGAATAGCCACCAATTTACTTTGTAGATTTTTCATGGTGCTAATATATACAAAAAATGTCAGATGCAAAAAAAAAGGGTAACAATTTTCAGCTACCCCTTTCAAACAATGAAAACAAAGAAATCAATGGATATATAATAACACCCTATTGAATTCATAAAGATAGTAAAAAATACCTATTAAATTCATAAAGGACATAAATAATGTTTATTTACCCTGTCCTTTATATCTTTTTTTATAATTTTTACTGTGCTTAACTTTACTTGATTTTGTTTTTGCGTGTATGCCTTTTCTTTTGCGTGATTTAGATTTATAAGTAGTAACCTCTTTACGCCTAGCCATTATCTTTTAAATATACTTGTAGATTTTTCTGCTGTTCTACCACCAAAATATGCAAGTACACAAGCCATCATGACTTTCTCAAATGTGTCATTCCATACTTCATTTATATGGAAAGGTATCGACTCAATGCTATCAAATATACCAGCAAAACTAAATACCACAATACACCACACAAGAACAAGAGGGCGAACATTTTTACTAAGCCAGCTATCACTAGCCGCATCAGCTTGCCATCTACTTGTAATAGATTCCATTTCTTTATTTTGTTGCTCATATATAAGTTGTTGTAATTTAATTTTATCTCCTGTAGATATTTTTGCTTTACCTATCTCTGCTATTGCTTCTTTCGGTGATGTAACACCGTTTAAAACAGCACCTAACTGTGGGCTTACAACAGAAGCTGCACCAAATAATAATTTGCCAACAGTAGTATCTTTAAATTTCTTTTTATCAGGCATTTGTAATATTTATATATTTTGTTTTACCATCATCACGAACAGCCTTAAGTATTCTGTTTCTGTTTTTATCTTCACTTACATAGCTTACATGTACCCAATCAGGATTATCCTCATTACCAAATTCCCAAATCATCTGGTCATAGTCTAAATTATCTCTAATCCATTCAAACATTTCTTTGTTTGTTTTATGACCATATACATCATCAATATCCATTGCCCTACCTTGACAATGTTGTGATTTGGACGAGCCGCCTATAGATTCATTTAAAGCAATAGACCTATAAAAAGAGTTTATCTTTATTGGGCCACCAACCCAATCCCTAAGTGGTTCAAATATCTTTTCTGCTATAAGCTTCATGTTACTTAAAGAATCCCCATTAGGGGTATTATCAATACCTAATCTAAGAGCTGTAACACTTTTAGTTGCTTCTTTCTCTGATATATGTTGACTAATCATACTTTATTAATTAGTAGCTACTCTTGTATATCTACTTTTATCTATAACATCTTGCATTTCTTGTACAGGTGCTTTTATAGATAATGATATACCAGCATCCCAACGGCCTATTAGACTTCTGTCTCTATAAATAAATATAACTGGTACAGATTTTATTTGTGTCCTTACAGATTGTTTTTGTTCTTCTAACAAAGCTTTTACAATTTTTGCACCCTTTATTTTATTTAAATCTTTATAGTCGTTACGAAAGTTCCAAGAGCTGTTTATGTGTAGTACAGTATAATCTTGTGAACTAGCTATTGCAAATACAAATAGTGCAATTAGGGCAAATATCTGTTTCATTTCTGTATAATTTCATATAATTTCTCATCTATTTTATCTAGTTTTTCTGAGTTTTCCTGTACTTGTTCTGCTGTATTTTCGATAGTTTCTCTAATTAACTGGTCTTTTAAATCATATTCGGTTCTAGTTAATTCTGGTTTTGGCAATTCTTTCGCTAGCTCTATCTCAGCAGTCAATGTAAAATAAAGTCCAGCAAGTGATACCGCACCAGTTATTACTATTCCTATTGTTTTTAAATCTAAAGTTAGCTTAGTGTCCTCTCCTATTTCACTTGGTTTTCCCATTTTATTCTTCTTTTATTTCTTCATAAGAACCATCTTCTAAATTAATATTTACTTTACCATATTTTTCTTGTAAACCTTCAACTAATTTAGTATTTTCTTCTACAACCATTTCGTTTGCCTTTAACAACTCTTGTTCTCTAATTACCATAGTTCCTAAATCATGCTTTATTGCTGCAAATTTTTGTTGTACTTGTTTTAATGATTCTAATTCTGATTCTGTTATTTTATTCATAGTATTAAATTTAATTATATATCAAATATAATAAATTACCACTCAGGTCGCAAAACAATATCAACTGGTTTTTCTTGTATGCCAATTTGATTAGATAAATTGCTTTTCATGCTTTCTACATCTAATCCAGCTTCTAACCAAGAAACAACATCTGATTTTTTTAATTTATCATAATCTATAAAATTATCTTTGTCATACTCTACGTAAAATGTACCTATTAAATTTGCATTATAATCTGCTTTATTGGCATTATAAGACCAATGTACATTGTAAATAACATTATCGTGTTTGTCTTCTTTGATTCTTGCGTCAAGGGCATTTATATGCCAGCTATAACTTATTTTATCTTTTGCCATAATATTAAATTAAATTTATATATAAATAACTAAAAACTATCTTTTTGTATTGTTTAACAATTACCACCGCCTATTATAGAGCCATTACTACCTACCTGTATAAACTTATTAGTTGATATTCCGTTTGTATCAAAAACTTGATAAAAACCAGTAGCTACAGCAGTAAAACCTGTTGCAGTAGTATATGCTTGAAAAGTGCCATTCAAGGCACTTGGATATTGATTATTTCCGTCAGTATGATAATATACTGTTCCGTCAGGTAAACCAGCAGCACAAGAATCGTTAGATGAACTGGCACTAAATATAAATTGAAATGCAGCTCTAGATATATTTTGGTCATAACTGTAAAACTCACCCATCTGTAAAGGGTTTGAACCATCAGGTCTATTGTTTACAGGATTTAGTGTGTTTACTGCTGGGTAACTTGTACCAGAACCACTAGAATTACCACCTGATAATCTTGATATATCTGACATAAATATTGGTGATGTTACATTTGATGCAGAATTATAACCAAAGCCTTTTCTTTCTCTAGCTATTTTATTCATACTTAATTCACCGCTACTTGGTACTGCCATTACTTAATTTGTTTTTTTAGTTCTTCAACTTCTGCTTTTAACTCTTTTATTGCTTCAAGTAATATTGGTGCAATACCTTGATGTCTCATAGAAAGCATACCGTTTTCATTTTCTCTTACTAGTTCTGGCATTACTTTTTGCACATCTTGAGCTATAAAACCGACATCTTCTTTTATGTCTAATATGCTGTCAGATTTTTTCCAATCAAATGTTACACCTTGTAATTTACTCACTTTATCTAAAGCTGATTCAATAGGTTTTATATTTTCTTTTAACTTTTTATCTGAAGGTGAACCAAAAGCAACTAAGTCATCTGAGACAGTAAGTGTTCCAGCCGAATCCAATTTCATCCTTACTGTAGCTGCAGTAGTAAAAGCCATAAAATCTCCGCTATGGTCATACTCAATAACCCCTCTATATCCAGCAGTACCACCTGTTCCATCTGCAAATAGTAAAGTGCTACTATTTGAAGTTCCTGCGGCTATAGTAATACCAGTATCTCCTGATGAATTGACTACTAAATTCCTACCTCTTGAATTATAAGAATCAGGCGATTCAGTTCCAATTCCAACATTTCCAGTAGCTTTAATGTTAAATAAAAAGTTATTAGCATAAAAACCAAAAGTTAATTGATTGCTTGTAGAACCTGAACCCGCATATTTGAATCCTATCCACGCTTGATTATTTGTTGATTGTGCTTGACCAAATAACTTTATTATAGTTTTATCTGCTGTCATATTAGGATAAACAACAGATGAAATCCAGTTAAAAGTTTGAGTTCCTGCTGTACCCTCTAATCTTAGCATAGCAGTCCCATCTGCCCCACTACCTGCAATCATTAAAGGTGATGAAGGCGAATCTGTTCCAATGCCTACTCGACCAGAGCTGTCTATACGCATTTTTTCTGTTAATGCAGCACCTGTATAAGTTTGGAAAGCCATAGCATAACTACCTGCATTTACTATAGCCATATCGCCAGAGTTCCATCTTAAATAACCGCCTGTTCCTGTAATATTTACATTTCCAGATATCGTAAGTTTTTCATTTGGCGAAGTTGTACCGATTCCTACACTTCCACCATTAGCAATTCGCATAGCTTCCGAATTATCACCAGTTTTAAAAGTCATTGCTGTTGACCCACCAGAAGTTGAAGTCGCTATATAATTTATAGAACCTCTAACACCTGCACCAGAACCAGAGCCATCTGCTGAATAAAAGTTTATACCACCAATTCTTTCTCCACTCCAACTAGCATCATTTTTAGTACATCCTAAGGTAATTATAGATGTATCTGCTGCCCCTTCTAAATTTAAAAGTGTATCAGGTGAAGTTGTTCCAATTCCTACATTAAAATTATCTTGCATTGTAATAACATCAGTATTTGTTCCTGCATTAATAATTCCTAATCTTAAAGTATCACCATTTCCTACATATTGCATATACCCTCCGTGAGTATCACCATCTGCATCTTCAGTTAATGCTATTCTTGCTGTTTGTCCATCAGCAGCAGTTGCAACTCTTATCTCTGCATTTGTGTCTTTTATGTGTAAAATACTTTCAGGGCTTGATTCTCCGATTCCTACGTTACCATTAGTATGTACTCTAAAAGCTTCAGTATACGTTATAGCGCCATCTGCTGTGCCGCTTGCCGCTTGTCTAAAAGTTAATATTTGACTACTGCCGCCTACTTGTAAAGCTGCCGCCGTACCATTTGATTTATATTTCCACCCACTATCATAGTAAGCATTTGAATTTACATAAGTTGCACCAGCATAACCCCATATACCACCATTGCCTAATAAATCAACATTTACAGATGTTCCTAAATTATGTGCGAAAGGTGTTACTCCAATTCCTACACCACCAGTATCTCTTGCTATTGTCAATCTTGTTGTATCTACATTTGTTCCAACCCCAATTTTAAATAAATTATTAGCACCATCATATCTTATAGATGCACCATTAGCTGGACTAGCTGTACTACCCTCGTGCAATAAAATTTTAGAATCTGCCGCACCTAAAGCAGTATTAATATTTAGTGTAGCACCTGAACTATTTTCAATAATTACATCACCAGCAAAAGTTGTGTCATTATAAATATTAACAGTACCATCACTACCAATTCTTAACCTGTTTGTACCATTAGTTTCATCCCTTATGTCAAAAACACCATCATTGTTTTTTATAGAATAATCAGAATCAGAATTTGTATCTGTTAAAAATATAACTGGAACATCTTTAGATATTGTAATATTACCTGCAAAAGTTGCATTTCCTGTTGTTGATATAGTTGCAGAATTTACTTGACCACTAAAATAAGCATCTCTCCATTTGTTTGAAGTAGAACCAATATCATTAGCAGCATTAGCATCATTACCATTTGAATATGTACTTACAAAAGCAACGCTATCTTGTTTAAATCCTCTACCACCATCACTTGTAAAAAATGGTGCTTTTACAAAACCTGCAAAAGTTGCGTCTTGTGATGAATCTAATGTTAAAGCAACCGTGTTGTTTGTTCTTAATTTTAGGCTGTTACTAACCGTGCTTCCTTCTATAGCAGAGTGTCCTGAAGTTCCCCAAGATATAAAATCTCCGCTTGGTACTAATACTTCCCCTGCAAAAGTTGCATTTTGTGATTTATCTAATGTAAGAGCTGTTGTTAAAGCTTCACCACCATCAGCAACTGTATAAAAAATCATTTTACTAGGCGCATCATTATTAGCTACAGCTTGACCATCTGCTACTACAGCTATAGCACCCATTTGTGCAAAATCACTTCCATCAAACCCTTGCCATCTTATTAATCCACCTTGACCATTAGGTAAAGCTACTGTTGGCGCAGAAGCATCTCTTGCTCTTAATGATATTAAATTAGCTGTACCATCTCTCCTGCCTTCTACAGTTAATGAACCGCCTTCACCAGCACCACTACCACCATCAGGATTACTTGTGTCTATAAATTGAGCTGATGTACCTGTAACATTACCTGCAAAAGTTGCGTTAGCATCCAGAGTTAATCTTGTTGTGCCACCTGTTGCAAAAATTAAAGTATCATTTGAGTCTTCTTCAATATAAGTATGACCACCTGCGCCATCAAATCTTAATTTTTCGGTAGCACTAATTGTTAAATTTGTAAATGTAGCATTACCACCTGTTACATTACCTGCAAAATCTGCACTCGAACTATTAATTTCTAACCTTTCAACACCGTCTGTATAAAACTCAATTTTTGTACCTGCATCCACATCATTTGTGTCTGCTGAAAATCTTAAATTATCACTTGATGATTTTATTTCGTGTATTAAATTTGTTGTTGAGGTATCCGATAAAGTTAAATTTGGGTTTGTATCTTCAATAGTTATATCACCACTTGCGATTGTACCAGAAGATATTGAGCCTCCTAAAAATAAATCTTTAAACCTTGCATCTGAAGCACCAATATCCATAATATTATCTCTAGCTGCATTTGCTGCTGTAACATTAAAGAATTTAGTACCTGATGTGTGTATTCTTATACCACCATTTGAGCCATTTAAAAATCCACCTGTTGCCGAAAAACTTGTTCCTGTAACTGCACCTGCAAAAGTTGCATTGTTACCACTTATTGCAATAGGTGCGTCTGTCAGTGTATCACTGTCAGACCACATTACTACATCATTAGCAGTACCACTACCATCAACAGCACCAGTTGCGTTTATTGTAACTGTTTGATTACTTACGGATGTTGTTACATTAGTACCACCAGCTATAGTAAATGTTTGTGAATTTAAATCAACTGAACCTGTTCCGCTATCACCAGCTATATCTAAATCTTCAGCCGTTACAGCAGCATCTACATAAGCTGTTGTTGCGACTTTGGTAGAATCGTCTCCTTGACTTTGTGTGGTTGCAGTAGTAGCAGAACTTATTGTTCCAGATAATTGACCACTAAAAGTAGTAGCTGTAAAAGTACCTCCACCTGATATATTATTACTACCCATAGCAATATTACCAGACATAGTACCTCCTGCTAATGGTAAAAATGCGTTACCTGCTGTATCAACATAAGCTGTTGTAGCAACCTTTGTGCTATTATTATTTTGACTTTGTGTTGTTGCTGTAGTAGTAGAAGCTATAACACCTGTTAATGTTCCTTCTACATCTGCAACTAGAGTAGCAGCCGCATAACCTGTACCGCTTGTGTTTACTGTAGTTGTAGGTTCAACCTGTAACGACTTAAATAGTTTAAATTTATCATCACCAGCATCTCTAAATAGTCCTGCAAACAACGTTGTACTACTAGGGCGATATTTACCATAAAAACCTATATCTACAGCGTCTGAAGATGTGTTATTATTAGCTAAAACAATAAGAGGGTCTTTTACTGTAAGTGTATCTGTTCCTACAGTTGTTAAACTTCCCTCTACAATTAAATTACCTATTACTGTTAGATTGCCACCAAACTTACCATCACCTGAAGCATGAAATTGTACAGTCGGTGTTACACCTACTCCTATTTGTGTTGTAGATAAAAATAATGGGCTATTGTTACCGAAACCATCTGTTATCCTTTTTGCGCCTGTAGTTAAGTTTCCGTTATCCGTTAATTTAATTAACGATTGATAAGTGTCTTTTATTTTATTACCTGAAAGTGTAGCCATAACTATTTAGTTCCTTTCTTTTTTAAATAGATTATTAATTTTTTTACATTGCCTTTTTTTGGCTTATATGTCTTCTTTTTATCTAAAGTACCCACCCTTGAAATAAAGCGTCTTTATCAGGGTATATGTCATCATTTGAATTGCTAGTATATTCTGGAAACAAAGATTGATTAAAACTCATATAATCTATAAATCTTTGTGTGTAATATTCTGCATATTCCCTTTCCTTTTGAACTAAATAATCTACTTCTTCTTTACTAACTATCTGTGAGTTCTCAGATTGATGTTTAAAAACACCGCCATTAGCTATACTATAACTGGCAAAAGGTAAATATTCTACCATAGCATAATGAATTAACATAGGTTGTATAAAATCATTTACAAGTGTAAGATAGTTACCACTTAAGGATGCACCACCTGTGCCTAAAATGTCATTACTAATTTTATCATACAAATCAGTACCAAGAAAATTCTGTATGTGTATTTCTTGTGCTAACTCAATAAATTGTATAAACTTATCTGTGTCAACATTAGCGTTCAACGCTGTATTTTTTACTATATCACTTCTTCTTATAAATAGTGCTTTTGCCATTATTCTTCTATTTCTTGTTCAACATCTTGTTCTTGTTCTTCTTCCTTTTTTATACCAGTTTCTTTTTCAATTTCAGCGTCTGTAAGTGCATTAGTCAAGTCTGTAAATTCTAAGGGTTGTAGTGTTTTAAAGTATATATCTAATTCAATATTATTATATTCTAATATCTTTTCTAACTCATCAAGTATTGTTACCTGCATTGGTCTAATAACTGTATTATCCATAAGTATAGAAGCTGTTTGTAATTCTTCAGCATTATTTCCTAATCCAGTATTATCTTTTATACCAACTAACATAGGTGATACAATTCTGTGAGATACCATAACTTTTCTCATAGATTCATCAGATAAAAACTTATACTGCTCATGAGCATCAGATAAAATTACTGGCTCAATGTTAGCAGCTAATTCTTTACTATCATTAAAAGCTAAAATAAATCGGCCAGCATTTGTGCTACCGCTAAATTTTTCTTTTATTCTCATTTCAATTCTTTCTCTTTGTTCGTCTGATGGAACACCATTATTAAAGTTAATTAACATGCTTGGTGCTAAACCATTTTGTATATTATTTATATGATAGTTAGCTATTTCTTCTTCTAATTCTGCGTATTGTAAACCACCTTGATAACCAACAGGTGCATAATAATAAAAACCAGCTTTATATGGTTTAATATATAATATTTCTAATCCAGAGTTACTATATCCAAAAGCAGGTATTCTTCTAAGCTTGGTTGATGATTTAACTTCTTTCCAATCTTTGGCGTAGTAATAACCTTTGATTATACCGTCTTTTCCTGCCTTCTCTGCTCTTAACGACTCAACAGCTATATGTTCTACTTGCACAATCTTTTTTCTGTCCTTAGAATAGATTATTTGAAGCGCAGCTTGACCCATCATTTTATAGTCATAACATATTTTTTTCATAGTGTGTTTTTCAAACAAACTTTTCATTTCTTCGTATTCTTTGGGCTTATCTTCATTATCTACAGCTTCTAATCCTTTACCATATATCATTTCTGATATTCCGTTTATAGCTGCATTATTTGTAGGAGAACCATTATATCTGTCAATCAAATATTGGAAATAGTCATTGTCATCTCCATACTCAACATATTCTTTGTTGTAATGTTCTACAACCTCTGGTCTCGTGTATGAATCAAGATTGACAACATGGATTTCTCCATTGTTTTTTATTTTAGTGTTAATTCTTTTTTTTGTCATAATATTACAAAGTCATTATCGTAAGAGTTTTCTGTAGTATAATCTCCAGAATGTACATCAAATATATTAAAATTAGTTTGGTCTGTACAAAAAATAGCACCCCTGTATATAATTGACGTACCGTCTTTTACTTTAAATGTATAAAACCTACCTTCTTTTAAACTAAAAAAACCTGTTATAGTCATATAACCATTTGAATTGCTTACACTAATACCAACGTTTGAACTGACTCTTGTTGATTTATCAAGTAGTTCAAATGTAGGTGATGCAACAGCACTTCTAGGAATTATCTTAAAAGTCTGGCCGCTAGTAGCTGTAGTAAGTATTACCATATTATAAATAACAAATAATATTTAATTTGTTTATATAAAAAAAGGGGAACTAATAGAACCCCTTTTAATAATTGTGTAAATTCTAATTAAGAATTTGTACCTGCTGTTATCGTGCTTATACCTGCGTTTGTAAGTGTAGTAGCTACAGATTCAGTAGCTGCTGTTTTCTGTATGAAATTAGCTGGCACTTTTTCCATACCAGTTAAAGTAAGTGTATATCCACTTAAATCTCCCATTGCAGCACCTGTTACTATTGTACCACCAGAAACATCAGCACCATTTTCTAATCCCATTACAAAACAATTTTTATTATAATCTTCAACAATGACATGTGGTCTCCCATAAGCCATAAGTTTCAATTCTTTATTGTCTTCTTTTGTAAGTTTGTGAAGTGTTAAATTTAGTGTTTGCTCAAAAAATGTAGTACCATTTTCTCTTGATGCAGTAATATTTTGCTCAAAAGATGAGTTACCTTTTACATCATATTGTCTAACCGTCAAATTACTTCCTAATGTGTCAATTACATCTGTGTCTGTGTTATCATAAGCAAGTGTAGAGAAAGTACCGAAGTCAGCAAAGTAAACAGCTTTAATACCGCCAACAACGTCTTTACATGGTTCTTTTCTACCTAGTGTTAAATTACATGCCATATTATTATTATTATTAAAAAAAAAGGTAAGTAGGCATATACCCCACCTACCTTTCTTTATGTTAAACTATGATTACGAGTATAATACTATATCACTTCCAATTCCATGCTGTACACCAGCACTTCCTCTTAGTACCACTCTTACGTTTTGACTTCCGTCAATGTCTGCCATATCAATTAACTTAACTTCTTGCCAGTCGTTTAATAGACCAGTACCAAAGAATAAGTTAGAAGATTCTGCAGCAACCATTTTGTTATCACCTAGTCCAGGCGCTGTAAATAGTGGAATACCTTGAAAGTTCATTTCTGTTTTTCCAACGTTGTAAAGCTCTCTATATCCTAAAGCCGCTTGTGCTTGTACATATAGTTTAGCTGCACTTGATGGAATGTAAATATTAACATCTTCTTTACCATAAACTGCTGATGGGATTGCATCAACTACTTTTGATAGTTCTGCAATAATGTTACCTGAAGTTAAACCACCACCTACTGCTGCAACGTCAACAACGTCTCCGTCTGCTGCAAGTAATGCTTGAAATCCATTAAACTCACCGTTATTTGCAGTTGCACCTTGCCAAATGTTTTGCTCAACTTTTTGAGCTACTTTAGCTGCAACCTGTGCAATTAAGAAATCAGAGAATTTTTTAGGAAGATTATCATATTGGCTAAAGCCCATAGATTGTGCATCCCAGTCTTGTCTGAAGTCTTTTTTACATAACTGAAGGTTCACTTGGAATTCTTCTGGTTGTAAGATTCTTTCTGTTAATGTTACATTTGAAGTTGGATTAAAGTCGCAAGAAGCATCTTTTAAGATGTCATTCATTGATAGCTTTTTAATCACTTCTTTAAATTTAATATTGGGTTTAATTGAAACCCCTCCTTGTGATAATGTTACACCACTTAGTAGAGCTGCTGCTATATACTCACCAGCAAATTCGCCTGCATAAGTAGTTGTTATCGAAGTTGTAGTCGCCATATCTTTTATTCTATTTATTTAATTATTATAATTCTCCAACTGAAATTGATGAAGCTGCGTTACCATTTCCCCATAGGAAATAGCTTGTGCCATCAGAATGTATCTCAATGTAATCACCGATACTTTCTGCATCATCTTCAAATGTTACTCTATCTACTGCGTCAGCTTCAACGATTGCACCGTTTACCATAACACCACCGTTAATAGTATCTCTATTGTCTGCTGGTGATTGTACTACGAAGTCCGTTGAAAATGCTGCTGCCACAACAAATTTTGCTTTCCATCCTGCTGTAGGTGCAGGTAAAGTTAATGTATAACCTGTTCCAGAAATTCTAAATACTTTTCCAGAATCTGATAGATTTAATGAGCCTGTTGCTGTAACTGTTTCATAGTCATCAAACATTCTCATTACATCATCACTAACGTGTTCTAATACTGCCATAATTATTATTATTTATTTATTTATTATTAATTAAGTTTTCCATAACTCTATCAAGAGTTGATTTTCTTCTATCTCGAGCAAACTTAAATTTAGGCTCGAAATTATCTTCTGAATTATGTTGAATAGGCTCGGCTGCAGGTTCTGCAGACAATTTTTCTATTTCCTTAGACATAGAAACCTTTTCGTCTTCATATCTTAGTTTCATGTCATCAATCATACTTTTAATTGAAGCCATGTCTTTTTGATATTGTTCTCTTGTAACGTATTTTTCTTCGTCAAGTTCAACATTTTCTTCTTCAGCAATCACTTCAGATTCTTGTTCTTCAAGTTGTACTTCTTCTTGTACTTCTTCAATAACTTCTTCCTCAGGTTTTACTTCTTCTAAATGTACTTCTTCATTTACCGCTTCTTCAGTAAGCTTCAAAGACATATCAGCTTCCTCTTGAATTTGTTCTGCAACTTCTTCTTGAGAAAGTTCTTCTTTTTTTATTAAAGATAATTTTTCCATAATATCTTTTAATATTAATGTAGCTTTATTCTTTTCCATAACTTAAGTTTAGATTTATATATATATAATAAACTGAAAATAAAGTGTTAGATTTTACACTTTACCAATACCCTGAGCTCTCAGAGTACCATCACAACATTTTATAGAGTATGTTTTGCCATCTTTACAAAGACAACCTCTGCGACTATTTTTAGGTACGTTTCTACCAACGGTTTCTTTTGACTTTCTCATTTTTTACTTTTAGGGTGTTTAGCTGGCAACAAATCATAATCAGTTGTGTATTTTGCATTTTGTGGTCTTCCATTTCTTACAAGATACATAAATGCGTTGACTCTTGCGTGTGCCCATTGTGAAGGTGATTTAACATTAGGAGAATGACTTGTGTTAAATGCACCAAGTCCTCTTTGGAATACAGATGCAAGCATGCCTACTGTAATACCATAACCTAATTTTTCTTTATATCTTTTGTTAAAATCATCAGCTTTTTTTTGCAAAGATGCCCTGTCTTTTGCAGATACTTTTGCACCTCTTTTACCAGAAGCATCACCTTTTGCAGTTCCTTTACCTTTTGGATTTTTATTTGGTGTTCCTGAAGCTGGTGCTTTAGGGCTTTTTCTTATACCACCTCTAGGCCCAACTTCTGCTAGTTTAACACATTTACCATATACTTTTTTAAATCCTTCTGGGCATTTACCATAAACAAGTTCTTCATCTTGTATATGTTTTTCACATGGCATAAACCAAGACTTACCTTCATATTCATGTACATGATGTCCTTTACAACCAATGTTCTTTGCCATTTCTTCTGCCTTCTCCTTAGAAGAATAAGCAAGTCTATCATCAATAATAGCGAAATCTTTGTCAATAACCATAGAAGATAATTTTAATTCTCCTAATTCTTTTAGTTTACCTCTTGACCAAGCAAGACCAGATTTACCACCCCATAATAAATATGATATAGTTCCACATGCTTTACTGTCGTTAGGGTCATAATATGTTTCTGCTCGACTTAAATATGAATACATCCTTTTTATTGTTGATACAGAAAGTTTTTCTCCTCTTGCTAATTGCTGTGCTCTTACTTTACCAACGCTAGTAGCGCATTTATTATTTACTTTTTTATTTAGTTCAATACCTCTTTTGGCATTGTTCCTTACACCACTACCATAATCACCATATGTTTTTAATTCATACTTATTATCTAGTATTGAATTGGCTATCTCTAATAATATTTCTTTTGCTTCTTCTTCATCATCAACTGAATTTAGTTTAGACATATCAATTTTATCTGTAAAATATCCCTCTATAGAGAAACCTTTTACTAAACCTGTTTTTACATATTCATTCCAAACAGCATCATTGTTTACTTTCATAGTTACCATCCATGTTCCTGTAGGTAAATCAAAACCATATTTTTTAGATTTATCCATATTGGCATCATCTATAATCCAAGATTCAACAACTGATAATCCGTGTAATTGTGCTTGATGTTCTAGTGTAGATTTATTTTGATTACCTCTCATTAGAAATAATTGTGAAGCCTGTCTTACAGTATCTTCAGAAAAGTATATATAATATTCTTCATCACCGTTTGACCTTAATATATTTTTATTAGGTATTAGTGCTGGGCCAATAAGTATTCTCTTATCATTATCTACTTCAGCTAATTTAATTTGTTCTTGTTTAGATAAAGCAATAAAGTTTTCTTCAATAGCTGGTCTATCTACAATAGATATAGCTTCTATGCCAGACATTAGTTGTTCTTCGTCAATAAGTAGTTCAATAATTTTCATATTAGATTTATATATAATTAATTAATTCTTGCTGTTGTTGTAATATTTCTATCAAGTTCTTGTTGTGTTGTTACTTGTTTGCCAACAACAAAAGCTTGTATTGGTCTTCCAGTTACACCAGCTAATGATGTAGCTAGTTGTGATGTTTCACTTGCGCCTACAACATTAAAATCTGGTGCTTCAACTATACCACCAACGCCAGCATCAGAACCACCACCTATTCCGCCAGACCCTAAGCTTGACTTATTTTTAATCGCTGCTATACCTGTAGCCGCTTGTGCTATTATTGCTGCAATATTTATGGCTGAAGATATAGTATTTTTAGTTTTGAGAACCTTACCTCTTAATTGAGCGCCTGGAATACCTAATGCAGCTTGAACTGATGTAATTGCGCTTATTTTTGCGTTAGATGCTTTTGTCTCTACTATTATTTCAGATATTTTAGCTGCTTTTTCAGCTATAATAGATGCAATACGAAATTCGTCTCCTAGAAAAGATAAATTTCTAAGAGCTACACCAAATTCTGTAAGACTCCTTGCGTTTACTTTGTCAATTCTTTTTCTAGTATCAGATTCTACACGTTTACCAGCAGTCATAGCTTTTTCTATAGCAATAAATTTTTCACCAAATTTTGCAAATTCTTCGCTACTTTTTTTACCAGCTTTTGTAAGTTCTTCTTCTGCCATTATTGCTAGAGCAATTTCTTGCATTGTTGCTTCTAATGACTTTTTACCTCTATTAGCAAATATCCTTTCTAAAACTAAATCAAGATTCTTTTCATTTTTTTCTATAAACTCAAATAATTTTGTAGCTTCAAAACCAGTCATTTCTGCAAATGTTTTAATGTTTTTGTCTCTATCTATTTTTGTTTTTTCTATTAACTCAGAGAGTTTCTTTTCTAGATTAAACCTATCAAACTGATTTTTTCTAATCAAATCTGCGATTTCTTTTGCGCCTTTTATATCTGCTTCTCTTGTTTTTTCATCAAAGGCTTTTCTTAATCCTTTTAAATTTGTTTCAATTTCAAATATCTCTAGCATAGTCTTAGCTATTTCTGTTCTTCTTTCTAGAGAAAGTTCTTCATCTCTTAAAATGTCGGCATTTTTAATACCAGCTTCTTTAAATCTATCTGACAACTCAAGCAAATCTTCTTGTGTTGCTACAATCATTTTGCTTATATTACCTAAGGCATCCATAGTAATTTGTGAGGTCATTATATTAAATGTTTGCCTTAATTGTGATAGTTGTTGTGTTCTTAATTCTATATTTTTTCTTAATTCTTCATTTAATTCTTCTAAACGTTTTTTTTCTTCTTCTGCCGCACTAGCAGAACCCTTGAAGAACTTAACAATTTTATCGCCAAAAGAAATTAATAATTGTATTGCAATTAAGACACCTGCTGGCCCAATTAATTGTTTTAGAAGTAATCCTATAGATTTTATAAAACCTCCATTTGTACGAGCAAATGATTGGAATAATGTAATAACTTGTGATAAGTTGTTTGCAATCGCTGTAAAACCAAATGAAGCATCAGAAGCTAAACGTCCAGTTTCTAAAAGTATTGCGTTATTTAAACCTGATTGTGTTCTTGCTTTTTTTGTAGTATCAACTACTTTCATTTGGGCATTAGATAAACCCTGTAATGATTTCTCTACTTTAGATATAGCTATATTAGCATCTTTAGCACCAACTTGTATTTGAATTAATATCTTTTTAGTTGCCATGTCTTAACCTTTTTAATTGTTCTTTCATTTCTTTGTAGTTACTAACAGCTTTGTATTTACCTTTGGCTATCTCTATAAGTTCATCTTCACCATACCAATCAGATGCGTTCAATAAGTCAATTATGTTTTTTATCATGATTCTAATTTATTTAATAGTTCTAAATTTGATACTTCTGTTTTAAAGTTAGTCTCTATAGAATTAATACGAAAGGTGCGGTCTTGTATTACAAACTCATCATTTAATCTAAAGTTAGCAAGTATATCTGTGCTTAAATATGCTTTTAAAATGTATAATCTTTTCTTTTCGTTGAATACTTCATTTATATATGTTTGATAAAACTTTTTAAATAATGAGTTAGTTGTACCTAAATAATCAATTAAATTCCACTCATCTATTTCATTATCAAAATTTATTGTAAAAGCTGGTGGCCTTATAATTACAAAAGATTCACTACTAGACATTATATCCGAGCTTAGTGTCAATTGCGTGTTACTATCAACAGCAGTAACTGTAGTGCTTGTATTATCTGTTGTGTTTAAAACAACATCTCCTATACTAACCGTAGCAACAAAGTTCTGCCCTGTTTGAATTAATTTATTAGTTGCTGCACTTGTAGTAGTTCCTGTATCTTCTGGATTGCTTTGGTTACTACCTCTAACATTAGTGTTACTTGGTCTGTAATATTGTGTTATAGAAACTGGTGTGCCATCTGAAATCCATTTTATTCCTTTATCACTAGCAATACCTGTTTCTTGAATACCATAAAAAACAAGTGGTGCTGTCAAAACTGGTTCATAGTTTCCTGTATTAGGTGTTACATCAGTATCAGATGTAAATTCACCTGCAGCAGAATAACCCCATAATATATCAGTTACAAAAGCCTGTGGTGAGGTTACTGCTGAATAAGGGCTTGAATTTGTTTTGTTATCATCAAATATTCTTTCAAACTTCATGTGCTCAAAAGGAACTTCAACATCATATGTAGTACCTCTATCAATGTTAGTAGGTCTAACTATTTCATTTCCAAAAATATCATTAAATTGCTCTTGATGATTTATTGATAAAAGTGTTTTAGGCTCTGAATATTTAAAATTAATTTCACTAAATTCAAATGCCCTATTAACTTGTGCAGTTGTTGTATCAACAAATTTAGTAATATTAAATTCACCTCCAGATGGATTGTTAACTCTATCGGCGTAAAAATTGTCTAATGTATCTACAGAAATCTTGCCAAACTCAGCATCCCCAACATCATCTATAAAAAACGCTGTTAAATTAAACATCTTAAATAAACCACTTAAAAAATCTATTACTTTTATTTTTGGTGTATTTTGTGTAATTATAATTTCACTTACTGTAGATATTGCACTACCTGAACCACCACCAACATTAAATACTGATACATTAGAGCCTGTAGGTGTTCCTGTAAAAGGGTCAACTATAAATTCTGTTAATTCTATGCTTGGCGTAAAAGATATTGCTGTGTTAGATTCAATAATCCATTTAACCTGAAAGTTTCTAGGTTGAAATTGTGCAGCAACTTCAAAAGTTAAAGTTCTACTTGCGCTAGCTTCTAAAGATGTTTGCGCTAATGTATCTCCACTAACATAATCAATAGCTTTTATTCTAAAAGGAATACTTTGGTTTGCACCTGCTGTATTAACAGTTATAACACCCTTATAACTTCTATTACTATTTTCAACTGTAAAAGTCCAAGTATCATTATCAACATTAAATCCGAGTGGCCCTGATATTTTAGTCCAGTTATTACATATTCTTGTTAATGTTTCTTCTTGGTTTTCATCTCCACCAACAGGCCCTTTATTTCTTGACAACCACATATATAAATTAGAAAAAGGAGTTGTGCCAAAAAAATCTCTAGTAAATGTCAAACTACTTGGATAACCATTTGCTATTGTATATTTATTTTCTATAGCTTCAATTATTGTTAAACATTTTACTGCTGGTTTTAAATCATCAAAGGCTAAACCAATATTATTTTGTGTAGTATTGAAATACAAGTTTCCGCTATATTGTGGTGTAGATTCAGCACTATCATAATAAAATCTTTTTGTATGACCTATTAGTGGGTATATAATTTTACCTGAGGACAATCCACTTTGTAATCCTGTTTTAACATTTGTACTTGAATAGTCATGTGTTAAATCATCAAGCTGTGGTAAATCAGAAAGCTCATCATCACCAAGCAAATCTTTTAGATTAATAGTGTTACCATAAAAAATTACAGTATATGCAAATGGTTTGTTATCTTTAAGTTTTACATTCTCCAAAGATATTTTACCTCTTTTAAACGGATTGAAGTCCATTTCCATGATAGCATCTTTTCTAGTTCTTGCATCAAAACCATTATCTATTTCATATTTATACCAATGTTGAAATATTTTATTATTTTCTCTTGATGCTGGTATAGTAAAGGTTTGACTAAAATCCATAAATATTTTAGCAATATCTTTAACATCTTGTATTTTTTGTGTAAGTGTTATAGTTTCATCATCAAACATATCTAACCTCTGAAAATCACCATCAGAGTTTTTTATATATAAAACTATTTTTTGCATTATAAAATATTATTTATTTTATCAAAGGCATAATCGAATTGTACTGTATATGTTATAAGTTTATCATTTACTGATTTTTTAAATCTAAGGCTATTTGATTTTAGATTAATAGGTAAAACTTTAGTTATATCGTCAACCCAAACTTGTTCTGCTAACATTTTTTGTCTAACAACTTCATTATAGGCTTCAGGGTAATAACCGCTATTTACAGTAAGAGATTCCTTACCGTTTGCCATAAATTTCTTTTCCTGATGTTTTGATAATGCGTAAGATGGTGTTGCGCCACTATTTTCAATATCAAGTATATTATTCTTAAATTTCTCACTTCTTATATTTATATCTGTAAATGATTTTTTGAAATACCATATATTTTGTAGTGCACCAAATTTATTATAGAATATAATATTTAGTGGACTGAATTTACATTCTTCTACTTTCCTTAATGTTATTACTTTGTCAGTATATCCAGATACAGATGTGTCAAATGTTACTGTATCACCATCAGCAAGTAACTGTGTATCTTCAATTATTACATATTGTATTTTTTGGTTTGTGTTACCATTGTCTGCAATTTGTATAGGTGTTGAACCTGAACCCCATGTACTATCGTTAGTTTCCCAAAAGTCATTTGCTGCTTCCCAGTTTATATTTGAACCTGCTGAACTTGTCAATGTTACAAGTGGCAAGGCTTCAGCGAATATTGGTATTTTTATATCTTGACCATCAAAATAATAAACTTCTGAAGTGTTCGATTGTAAAACCATTGGTGTAGTTGTAGTTCTTGGATTTACTCCGTCTTCAAAGTAACCATAACCATCAATACCTAAAAATGTATTTGTAACAATATTTTGTCCACTTACTTGTATTATATTGCCAGAAGCGTTGAACATAGTTATATCTGCATCAATCCATATAGTATCTGTTGCATAGTTGTTATATTCTGTTTCTATATAATCTCTTGCAAGTTCTGCTAATTCAAAAACAACATAAGGTTTTGCATATATAATATAATTTTTTCCTGATGCCATAATATCAGAACTTAGAGATAAGGTAGTATTACTATCAATAGCTGTAACTGAAGCTGTCGTATTGTCTGTTGTGTTTTTAACAAAACTACCAACCTGTACTGTAGAGCTAAAATTTTGTGTACTATCAACAAGTTTGTTTGCTGTAGTGGCCGAAGTAGTACCCCTATCTAATTCATCTAATTTTTGGTCTTTACTAATTGTGTATCTTAAGTAAGCATTTGTTCTTGATGCGTGTAATCCTGTCCAAATATATAATTGTAACTTTACACTACTTAAATCTTTATCTGATACTTTTAAATAAAAAGGACTTCTTGTGTTTATTATTGTTGACATGTTATTTTTCTATTCTTTTAAATGTTTGTCCAGTTTTAGAGTAACCTAACATTTGCATAAATTCATCTAAGTTTTCACTTATATCAGTTAATATATTTGGTGTAACCCCAATAATACTATCAACCTCTTTATTTACTAGGTTTGTTAAAAATGGTACTGGTTTTATACCTTCTCTATTTATTTTTTGTGCAATTAAATTAGCAACTCTGTTTTTATTTTTTATAGAATCAAGAGTAACAGGTTTCCTGTTTATCCAACTTACAATATCATTTACTTTTACGTTTGTACCAGCTTTTGTACCTTCATCAATTTTTTCCCCATAACTGTTGCCTGTAATATTAAACTGAAAAAAATCACCACCTCTTACAACTTTTTTATTCAACTTAATACTTTCTCTAAGATTACCAGAAGAATTCAACGGTGCTGTAATAGTTCTGCCAGATTTGTATGTTCTGTTAAAAGGTTTGTTAATTCTTGCTTGTGCTAGTCTAATTAATTTTTGTGAGTAATTAGTTAAGAATATTTCTGTATTTTTTAATTTAAAACTCATTAGCAAGCAGTTTGACCGTTAGAATTAATATCTGATATTTGATTGTTTGGAACAATGACATCTAACGTCAAAGACCATCCAGCAAGTAAGTTTTCAAATCTATCTTCAAACATTTGTGCATCAAAGTCAGAATCTATTTGAAATAAATCACTATACATCTCACCCCTTCTTAATGCACTTTGCAATCCATTGACAACAAAAAACATTGTATTGAGTACATCTTGTTTATTTGTAATATCATGAAAATAGTTAGTTTGGTCTTTTAGGTCTTCTTTTGAATCTTGCACAATATCCATACAAATAATTTGCATATTAAATCTAACAACATGCTCTTGAAAAGTACAACTGTTTACGATTATGTGTGCCAAAGGAAATATAGTTTGTTTTGCTAAGTCAACCTCAAATAAATCACCAAAGGTAACCGTGTTTATATTATTGTTACCTTGAAGATAAGTTTTCATTTTGTCTATAATGTCATAAAATGTTGTCATACTTTGTAAGCTTTATTTATTTCTTCTTGTTCTATTTGTATTTTTTCTTTTTCAAATGCTAAATAATTTAAACATTGGTAAAGTGGTAGTTTTGTAACATTCTCGATTTTAAGTACATCACCTTTAGCGAGTGCATAAATTGATTGATACCATCCCCATTTTTTTCCAAATACGTCTCTAGAGTTTGCAAATTCTCTTTGGTCAGATTCTTTGGTATATATTTCGGTATAGCTGTCAACAATGTTTTCCCTAAATCGCAAAAAAAAAGCATTGAACTTAAAACCACATCCATTGGCATATTTTTCATTATTAGTTGTATTTCTTCTTTTGCTTCATATGGTGCTATGCCGTATTTATCACCAAGCTTAAAATTTACTGGCCTATATAAAACAGACATTGCTACGTGCATTTTTTGCCAATTAGAAATATTAGTTTCTACATCAATATATTCTCCTAATGAAATATCATCAAGTTTTGGTATGAATCCCATATCTACACCTTCAAGCTTAAACCTTCTAATTAATTTAGGTTTTTCACTAAAAGCTTTATTTAATATTTCTAATACTTTATCAAAACCTCTTACAGAAATCTTATCTACTTCTGCAAGGCTTATGTTGCAAAATATTTCAACAAGTTTCATGTTTAGAAAGTTTGTTAGCTCATCAGTTTGTTCTGCGTCCTTATGAGCATCCATGACTTTCATATATTTTTGGTACTGCTCAAGCGTTATATCATTTAGCGTTTGCGGTACTTCTAATTCTATAAATTTCTTAGCCATATTATAATTAATAATTATTGTTAATATTGTATCTCAACTATTCCATATGTCTGTTTGTCATATTAATAGTATTATATATATTTAGTATTACACCATGTAATATATTACACTATGTATAATATTACACTATGTAATATATATATAATATATATATACTGACTATATGTCATTTGGAATATTTCTTATAATAGTACAGGTATATTTCATAAACCTTATCACTCCATTGTTTTTTTCCATATGTTTTAGGACTACGAGTAATATTACCATTGTTATCTACTTCAACAAAGTATTGTTTAGCGTCTCTTGGCACAGCGTAAACCTTTATTCCATTTTTTATACACCAAGATATTGCATCATATTTTTCCATACCTATTGAATTGCCTAAGGTATTGAATTTATTGATAACTGCAAACTGTCAGGTGCAAACTATAGTCTGTATAGAGAGTTGAGTAATATCCAATATAGGCTTGCATTTGCACAGAGTACCCTTTATTTAAGGCCATTTAAGGCCTTTTAGATTATTTGTGGGGTAATACCATTAAATTGAATTTATAGGCCATTAAATTGAATGTAATAGGCCTTAGAATTGATTATTCTTTGTATTTGTAGGCCATAAAATAAAAAAAATATATTTAATTAATCTTTTTCAACTGATTATCAACAATTTAAATTTTTTCAGCTATGATTATAAAATTAATTAAGACCCTGTAAAGATTAATATAAATTAATAAAATGAACCATAACTTTAATTATGTTAAATTGTTTGAATCAAGACATAAAAAAAAGGGCCGAAGCCCTTTAGTTTAGTAGGTTAGGATTATGTAAATGAATGTCAAGAACATAACGACTGTCAGTAGTTCTATCATGGTTTATTGTTTTAGTTCTAAGAATTCATCAGCCCAGTTGTCACATAATATCGTGTAGAAATTAAACTCTGAGCATCTTGCAACTGGATTAAAACCTAATTTAATTAAATGGTTTAATGCCTGCTGGCCAGTTTCTCCTATTTCATAATCGTATGACAAAAATATTGATTTTGTTTTGTCCTTGTAATATCTTTTGGGCTCGGTGATTTTAACCCTTGCGCCTAAAGTATTTGTTGGACTTATATAATAAATATTAAATTTTCTATAATTTTTAATGTCTGAGATGTTTATTTCGTGTATTTCCATTGTTTTAATTTATTTCTATTGAGAAAAATATCACAAAAATTACTGCCATTAAATAGACAAATAATTTTATGAATGTATCATTTAAAATGATTTTTTCTATAATTGTTTTTATTGTTTTCATAATTGCGTCTTTTTTTTATATTCAACTACAAAACCATTTTCAACAAAAATTAATTCTGTTGTGTACCTGTCTTGTATTTTATATATAAATTCTCTGGCTTTTTGTTCTGTTTCAAAATTCATGGTGTGCCAGACGATAGCACCATTTTTAATAGCTGTATAATATTCTTTAACAGTCATAATAATTGTTTTTATAGTTTAGAAATTAATTTTTTTACTCTCAATGCTTTTGATTTATTATTAAACCAAATATGGTAGGGGTTGAAGTCCCCTTCGGCTTTATAACATTTTAATAAATGTTGCCTATTTTTTGCCCATTTAGTGCCTTCGTGAAAAACACTTTTACCAGACATGTTTTTAATATGTTCCTCTGTGTATGCTTGATAAATTGCGTGAGTATCTGAATTAATTACTTTTAAAATTTGTTTTTCCATTTTATTGTTTTTAATTAATAATTGTTTTCTATAAATTTGATTATTTGGCTTTCATTCATTTCATACCATTTCAAACCCTGTTTAATCATGTCCTCCTGAACAATAAAAGGTGAAACGGCATAAACGCCAGACCAATAATTCATCCAGCTAATTCTATGAAGGCCTTTGATATTTACTTTCATAATAATTGTTATTTAATTGTACTTTGTTTTACAGTATGTCAATGAACTTGAAGACAATATTACAAAATTAATTCCAACTGACAAAACAAATATTAATTTATTTTTGTATAACTTTGCAAAAATTCCCAATCACAAAAAGGCATAAAAAAACCCCTATTAAATTACTATTGAATTCATAGGGGTATTAAATTTATGTATTGAATTTAGTTATTTTTTAAGTGTTTCATCATAGAATTCTTTTTTTAATTGTCTTACTTTTACCTTAGTTTTTTTTATTTTAAACTTATACATTTCTATTTCATGTTCCATTGAATCTATAATCTGTTTCTTAATCTCAGAACTATTCAAATAATCCTTAATTTGGTTACATTTAGATAAAACATATTGCTCATCATGGCTTTCATTGTTGTAACCATGTAGGGTATCAAAACCAATTTTAAATCCTGTTTCTGTGTGATGATGATAAGTTATTTCTTCATCACAAAAAGTGCCTATAAACCCCCAAGCACCATCAATGTGGTTCATTAAATAATCATATGCAAAATGTTCTTTTGGTATTTCTAAATATCCATTTCCCCAACTTCCAACGCCCTGTCTCATTTTTTCTGAGTGTTCTATTGTTGAGATTATTATTTCTGTTTTATTTTTTATATCTGTTTTCATATTTATTGTTTAAAAGTTATCTATACAGGCATTGCCTAACTTTTTTTGTGAGCATGGCGACAATCCAAATGGAGCTCCAAATTTTTCTCCAGCGATTTTTTTAATTTGGTCTATTAATTCATCACTCCAAAATAATTGATTTCCTTGCCAATCTGTTAATGGTATCCACTCTTTTTGGAAACCATTATTTAAAAATGTAATCCAAACTTTTTCAGGTACTGTTATTCCCTTGTAAGTTTGTCTTGTTCGAAATATATATTTATTATTCATTGTTTTTATATTACATTTTCAATACTACAAAACGCAACTGACATACACAAGTATTTTAACAATTATTTTTTTTATGGTCATTTTTCTACCTCTGGAAAATTGCCG